CAACCTCAACCTACGCTCAGTCCGCTGCTTTTGCTATGGGCCGTGCTATGGATGACGTTCTCATCACTGCTATGTCTGGTGCTGCAACCACTGAAGATCAGGGTTCACAGACCAGCCAAGACTTGACCCTGACAATCGCTAAGACTGTCGGACCGCAAAGCAACACCAGCGAAACCGGCATGAATGTCGAAAAGTTGCGTGAAGCTGTGCAGTTGATGGCAACCAACAACGTGCCAGATGATGAAGAAAAATTCATTGTCTTGTCACCCATCGGTGTTCAACAACTCCTGCAACAACGAGAAATCACTTCTGCTGATTTCAACACTGTTCGGGCTTTGGTCAACGGTGAAATCGATACCTTTATGGGTCTCCGATTCATCGTCTCTAATCGTCTGCCTGTTCCTGCTTCTAACGAGCGTGACGCTTTTGTGTTTACACGCTCTGGAATCGAACTCGGCATTGGTCAGGATGTCATGGGCCGCATTGAAGAACGACCTGATAAAGCGTTCTCCACTTACGTCTATTACTGCATGAGCCTTGGTGCAACCCGTCTTGAAGAAGAAAAGGTTGTCAAGATCACTTATGCAGAAAATGATGATACGGCTCTGGCTAACACCCTCTAATCCGAAAGTAGGAAAATACTATGGGTACTAAATCATCTGCTCTTTTTAATGCTCTCGACGCAGCGTCCAATGCACCTGATGCAAGTGCAATCGCTGGTCGAGTCCGTGTCCTCACGGGCAACATCGCTCTGGCTTCAGGCGACCTCGACAGTGGCGACATCATCAAACTCGCCCCTATCCCTTCCAACGCTGTGCCTTTGTCAATTGTTCTCTTTAACGATGACCTTGATTCAGGTACGACCTTGGAAGCCGACGTTGGTCTTTACGACCAAGATGGCAACGTTGAACACGTTGACGCTTTTGCTGACGGTGATACCAGCCTTCGTGGCCCAGTCACCGCTGGTACTGAGTTGATCTGTCAAGACGGTGCTGATGCTGTGGCTCTCTACAGCAAACGAATTTGGGAATGGGCGGGTCTGACTGCCGATGACTTCAAATTCCATGACATCTGCATTACTTTCACCGCTGCGGGTGACACCGGTGGTGACTTGGCGTTCAAAATCTTGTACGTCGTGGACTAATCCACTCTCTTCTCTCGATGCTGGGGGGGAAACCCCCCGGCATCACTTATGGCCGTATCCCCGGTTGACATCGCTAATCTCGCCCTGACCCGTTTGGGTCAAGACACAATCGTATCCCTTACAGATGAATCGTCGCGGGCAAGAGCCGTCAACGCGGTGTATTCCATCTCAAGAGATGCGGTGTTGCGTGGGCATCCTTGGAACTTTGCTCAGAAGCGTGTAAAGCTCACAGCAGACTCTGATGCCCCCACATTCGGTTACACCAAGCAGTTTGAGTTGCCAGCCGACTTTCTGCGTGTGACCCGTATGGAGGAGCAGAGCCGAGACTTCAGGGTCGAAGGCAACAAGATCCTGTGCAACGCCTCGACTATCAATGTGGTCTACACCTATCGGGTGACTGACTCAAACCTGTTTGACAACCTGTTCGTGGATACGCTTGCATACCGGATCGCAGCAGACACGGCCCGTCAACTTACTGGCAGCATCGAAACCCACAACCTGATGGTTCAACTGTATGAGCGTTCACTGACCGAGGCTAAGTTCTTGGACAGCAGCGAGCAGCCAGATCTCAACCTGAACCCTTCATACTTGTTGGAGTCGAGGCTCGCTGATTATCCTTACCGAGCCATTGAAGACACCAACTCGTAATGCCTACAAGATCAGTCATCCAAACATCATTTAGTGCAGGGGTCATCAGCCCACGCCTGTTTGGTCGATCAGACTTGCAAAAGTATTATCAGGGTGCGGAGGAACTTCAAAACTTCTTGGTGATGAAGCACGGTGGCATCACCCGTAGACCTGGTACTCAGTACGTTGCCGACTGCTTTGATTCTGAATCGGAGTCCCGTCTCATTCCATTTCAGTTCAACTCAACCGACACATACATTGTGGAGTTTCCGCCAGCGGGTGATACGCAAAAACTCAGACTGTTTAAAAATGGAGAGCTTCTGACCACAGATGGCGGTGTAACAATCGAAGTTGATATTTCCGAGACTACACCATACACGCTGGGCGAAATCAGAAATCTTAAGTTCACACAATCCAGTGATGTGCTGTTTGTGTTTTCAGAAACGCACCCTGTCTACCAACTTAAAAGAAGTGGCATTGACACTCTACAAGCGTCTTGGAGTTGGGAGCAACTAAGCTTTGAAGACGGGCCGTATGATCCCCTTAATGAATCAGAAGAAGTGCAGGTCATTTTTTCTCTTCCAACGCAGTCAGAACTGGATCAACTGCAACCCGCTATCAGCGAGACTCCCGGCTTTGATGTAGGCGAAGTGACCAAAATCTCTAACACTGTGGCTACTCAAACAGTGTTCAAACCAGATGATGTAGGTCGGCTATTTGCTGTTGACTACTCAGACAAGTTTGATACAGACCTAACCCCAGCAACCTCGGCAGTTCTTCGTAGAGGTGTTGGTGAGATCCTGCAAGTGACTGGTGATGTTGCTTACGTCAAAGTCACAAAACGATTTTTGCAACAAAAAGAAGACAACGGATCTGGAGATTTTACAGTTGATACCACGCAGCCAAGCCCTGACTGGAGGTTTGGCGGGTTCTCGGCAAACGGAACTGGATACCCTCGTGTCGGCAAGTTCCACCAACAGCGTCTGGTAGTTGCTGGAACACGGGTTTCTCCGAACAGGATTTGGCTTTCGACCATTGATCGGTTTAACAACTTCGGCCCGTCTGACCCTGAAGACATCTCAGTGGTAGATGCCACGCGATCTATTGACGCAACTATCGCTGATAACCAAGTTAATTCAATTAGAGATCTTTCATCTGATGCACGCGGACTCGTAATTCACGCGGAAGAGGGTGAGTTTGTTGGATCAGCAAGCTCCACGTTTGCACCTATTACCCCTACTGACTTCCAGATCCTTCGCCAAGGTCGATATGGAGTTCAGCCAGAGGTCGAAGTCCAGCAGGTGGGCGACCGCATCCTGTTCGTGCAGAACGGTGGCAAGAGAGTGCGAGAGCTTGGATTCTCGTTCGAGAGTGACAGGTATCAGGCACGCGACGTAACCGTGATGGCTGACAACGTAGGCCGTAGTTCATTTGGAAATTTGTTTGCTTCTGCGTATCAACAGAACCCCGACTCGACTGCATACTTTCTGCGTAAAGACGGTGCGATTGTTGGATTGACATACGAACGTGCTGAGAACGTGTATGCGTTCCACGAGCATTTTGTAGGTAAAGAAAGTGGCGATGCAAAAGTTTTGTCGATTGCTACTGTTCGTGAAGGCGACAACAATAGTGTCTATGTGGTCGTGAACCGTGACGGCGTGTTTACCATTGAACGACTAGCACAAATCTTTCAGTTTGAAGACGAACACAAAGACGCACGTTTCTTGGACGGCTACACAGTCATCACCAATGACACGGCTTCCACTGCTATCACTGGTCAAACACGCTTTGCAAGCCAAACGGTGTCGGCCCTAGTAGATGGAGCAACCATCAACTCGGTAAACATTGATTCATCTGGCAACGCTACACTGCCTATCGCAGGTAGTACCGTGGTACTGGGTTACAAATACACTTCAAGAATCAAGACTGTACCCCTAGCAGCACCGAGAGTTGGAGTGCAGGCAGATCTTAGGGGTGCGCAAGCAAGTATTTTCAAAGCATTCTTAAGGTTGCACAGATCCTTGTCAGGCAAGGTGGGTGTCGAAAAGCTGGACGAGATTGACTATCGCACTCCAGCAAACAGCATGGATACTGCGGTTCCGCTATTTACCGGAATGCTAGAGCAAAGTGTTGGTAGTCCATCCAGTCGCCAGCCACAACTGACTATCGAGATGGACACACCGCAGCCATTTACTCTTCTTAGTTTGCACCTTGAAACAGATCTTGGAGGGGTGTCGTAATGGCTTTGTCAAAAGAACAATTTATGGGGTATGGGCAGATTGTCTCTGGGCTTGGCTCGGCAATCTCAGGTGCAACGAATGCCTCGAACCTCAATCTTTCTGCCGATCAAACAAGATTGCTTGGAGACATCAACGCAGCAGAACAGTTGCGTGTAGCAGCGAGAGATGCGGCTAGAGCTGAAAGATCCAAGAAGATTGGCATTGGTGCGGTAACTGCACAACTTGCGGCTAATGGCATTGTTCTTGGTGAGGGCAGTGCTGTAGATGTTATTGAAGCGGAAAAACTTGGATACGACAAAGTTATCGCTGACATCAACGAAGACGGCGAGCGTGCCGCATTCATCACAAGGTTCACAGCAAATGCGAGAGCAGATGCTTTGGAATCAGCGGCGGACAATGCACTTCTTGAAAGCGTGTTGGGTGGAGCAGTAAACATCGGATTTGGCATGGCAATGCTTTGAGGTAAACAATGGCAAAAGTACCCACTAGATTTGCAGACAACCCCAGCCTGATGCGAGGCCCATCGGCCCGTGCTATCCCAATGATTGAGCAACCTGGTGCGCCCGATATTGGAAAAGCGGTTACTGACGCTGGCAGACTTGCCGTTCAAGCAGGTCGAGGGATGAGTTCGGCGGAGGAGTCGGATCTCGAAAACCTCCGTCAAATTGGCGAAGCAAACAAGTTCCTCGAAGAAGAACGAGATCGGATTGAAGAAACAGAAGATGCAAGTGAGTGGAACCCACAAATCGAACAAGCTATCGAAACGGCTGCGATGCGTATCGACAACGAGGAAGCTCGCCAGCGTTGGACAAACACCACAGGTGGTACGGCCCGCAAAAGCGTCTTTGCCAAGGGTCGAGGAGTTCGGGCTAGAGATGCCGTTGCTAGATACAATTTAGAGGCGGACGCAGTAGGCAGTCGTTTTCAGGATGTAAACGAGCCAAGGCCGGACCCAGACGAACTGTTTGGCAACCTTTCGTATTGGAACTTAAGGCTAGGTCAGAGCCTTGTTGTGCAGCAGTTAGACTCGGAGCAAATCACCGATGCTGCCGAAAAGGGTTCACTTCAAATGGTTGAAGGGTTCATTTCTAGGTTCCAAAACGCAGGTGAGCCAGCAATGTTTAACGGTGTTCACATTCTTGATGACCCAAGAATGACTGATTATTTAAGCCGTGCGCAAATTCAAGACCTTCAAGAAAGAAGAGAAAGAAACGAAGGTAAAGTCGCATCAAATGGTGCAGCAGATTTGGGCAGAAAGGTTGACCTTGCTTTAACAACTAATGCTCCAGCTGGTATTCCCAAACTTATCCAAGACGCTCTGTACGCAAATCTCAATGAAAGAGCCGTAAAAAGAGCAGGATCTCCTGCAACTGTTGCCGTGCGTTCTGTCTCAGCACATATCAAATCAAAGTTGAGCAGCCTCGGGAACGCAGTGACACCTGAAGAAGTTCAAGAGCTTCAACAACTTCTGACTACGTTTGGCTCTGATGGCAAAGTCGGCAAAGCATTGCGTACTAATTCAGAAACTTCATTTCTTGAGCAAGACGCAATTAACGATCTTGATGATTCACTTGAAAAATTGGAACAAAAAATTAGTTCCGCCAAGGAACAAAAAAACCAAACAAAAGTTGAAATAGAACAGTTTGAAGATTCGCCTAAAGAAACCAAAGAAGGCGGCGTAACGGTCGGCCCAGAAGCGGCGGCAGAAATTTTTAATGAACACACAAAGCCATCTCAAATTGATCTGCTTGAGGCTGGACTGAGAAACCCAGACAAAGTGAGCCTTGCAGGTGCGGGACTTCTGTTTCGTGGTTTTACCACTGGCGAAAATCTCGATACCGCGTTTTCTGCATTAGACAAAATTATCGAGGTTGCAAAAGAACAAGACCGCGATCCGTTTGCATTCATGCGTGAGTTGGTTGCTGGCGAAAGATTAAGGATTGATGCAACAGGCATAATGTTTGCACACGACATGCTAACGAGTCCAAATCCAGCAGAGCTTCGTAGGCAAATGGAGGCCGACCCTCAATACAGAGTAAGAAGGCGAAATGCCATTGCCTATTCAATGACACTATTTACGCAAGAAAGAGACATTGAACAAAGGTTTGGACTTAGAGGTGCGCAACTAACCGACTTGGTTGATGATGGTAAATTTATTGGTGAAAACGGCAAGCCCTTGGTAATGGATCAAGATACGGACTTTTTGATTACTGCTGGAGCAGCCCCTCGATATTCAAAAAGTGGTGAATTGGTAAACAGCGATTTTGCTTACCAGATTGATAACAGTCTTGGTCAAGATTTGTTGAGGCATCGACTTGTTGACGCGATTGCAATCCATAGCCGTGGTCGGCAAGTTGACGCAACAACTTTGAGAAAGGCCGCAGTTGCTGCACGAAAACGATTTCAAAGCGAAGATATGGCTTTGATTGAAATCGACACGATTACAAGTATTCAGGGAAGTGATGCTATCCCAGAAGAAACACAAGCACTGATTATTCCCGGTCAAAGTATTTTTAGGGACATTGCTGGCGGCAAAGACACTGCTCTGATTGGAGAGTTCGTTCAAAAGTTGAACAGCGGTGAAGAAAACATAACGCCTTTCGGTGGTGGAGTTTTTGAAGGAACTGACTTCCGTGCCGAACTAAGCCAGTTGCATGTAGACCCAAAGCGTGACCCATTGAGCGATCAGGCAACTTTCTACCTGCCAGTTACTGATAAGGATGATCCTGCCGCAGATCCCAGATACATCAAGATTGATATCGACCGCTCTCAAAATGAAGGCAGTCGAGTACGAATGAAATTTACGGATGACATCACACTGCCGCGAGAGTTTGTGCCTCAAGGTGAGACAACAAACCATGTCATCGGTAATCGAACTTTTGGGTGGAACAGTGCCATTGGTGACGATCCTCTGGAAGATTACCCAAACAGATTCAGGGCATACGAACGTGTAGCACGCAACGACTATCCTGGTGCAAGCGACAACTTTATCATTGACATCATGCAAGAGATGATCCTGCAAGATGGCTGGATCAACATCCGAAGGACTGACACTGCATGATTCGTATCGAGGACATCGAAAAGCCTGAGATCACGATCAATGACTTAGAGCAGCGTGCTGGTGAAATGATGCCAGTCGATCAAGACTTGCCCGAGTCAGTGATTGAGCGTGGTGCTGAAGATCAACAGGCCGTCGATACCAACGACCTCAATCAACGGTTCACAGGCATGGAGCGTGCCGAGAACGCTGTTGAATACGATGAAATCGAAATACTCAGACAAGGTGGTTTGATCTACGAAGACGAGCCACTGAACCTTGATCCGTTGCCAATCCCTCCTTTGGGTGAGGGTGAAGTCAATATTGAAGGCATTGACCCAGAAGATGAAACACAGGTCATGGCTGCTGCTGCCGATGCGATGGGATACGGCATCGAATCTTTTGGCAAACCTGATTCGGAGTTTAACTTCGGTGCTGAGTCAACAAAGTCATTTTCACGAGGAATGTTCGGACTCGTAGGTGGCTGGGGCGTTGCAGCCTCCGAGCTTGATTCTTTCATTAAAAGTGGCACTGCAAATGTCGTTGCATATCTGACCGCTCTGGGTGTCAAGGATGAGGATGGTGACTTTGAGCAGACAGTTGAAACCATCAGGGGTCCGCTCGTTGACAAGATTGAAACTGAGCGTGAGGTTGTCCGTCAAGGCTTTCTTATGGTCAATGGGGTTCTTGCCCCAGATCCCAACAAAAAACTCGACTGGTATGACCCACGGCTTGCTGTTCGATACGGCCCCGGCGGTTTTGTTGATCTTGCTGGCTGGGTCTTTTCTGCACCATCAATGATCGCCACTCTTGGTGCAAATGGCTACGCCGAAGCTCTTGCAGAAACCGGAGACCAACGATCAGCATTAGCCTACGGAATGGTTCATTCAGCCATGATGGCCGCTGGGTTTAGAGTGTTGAATGCTACTGGACCCAAAGCAAAGCAGGCATTTAGTAATTTAATTCTTGGAACAACAGTTGACAAGTCAGGTAACGTTGTTGTTTCATCTTTGGGCCGTCGAGCATTGAATGCACTTTATGGTCCCGGTACTGCTGCTGCTGCGTTTGGTGCTGGCGGTGTTATGACTGACGCTGCACGAAATTATGTTGACCAAGTTGCACTTGAGGGCATCTACGGGGCTTCTGTTCAAAAGTCTTTTGAAGAGTCACTTGGAAACGTGTTTAGTCACGCTGGATTTGGAGCAGCCTTTGGAATGATGCCTTTGGTTGGAGCAAGATCCCAGTATCGAAACTGGATTAATACCCACCAAAACGCTGTTGACATTCAAATTAAAAGGTTGCGAAAAAGTCCAGGTTTTAGAAATCTTTCTTCCGAAGAGCAAATGCGTGCTATCGGTAGAGTAAGAATTGAAATGCTTCAACAGGGTTCTGTACCTGCTGCTGCACGAATTGCCGCACTTGCTGATGAGGCTAGAAACGCGACAACAATGACTGACTCTGCTTTGGTCGCCAACAGAAACCGACTTGCAGAACAGATTCGTAACAAGCACCGCCGCAATCAAGACTCACGAATTGAAGAAGTTCAACTGCGACACTTCGACCGTCAAATTCGCAAGCGAAAAATTGATACGTCTGCCAAGCCTGAACCAAGGGCTAAACCTGAAGCAGAAGTAACTTCGCCTGAAGTTCCAAAGCCTGTCGCAAAATCTCCAGCACCACCGGCTCCCGGCACGCCTCCGCCGGAGCCAGTGATCGGTCGGCCTGCAACTCTTACCACAGATCCGGTTGCTCCTCCAAGAGCTACAAACAATCAAGCACGGGTTCGTGAGCTTGACAAATCCCTGAACGGTAACGATGTCAAGGGACTCAAGGATCTGCCTGCTGCCGAGCCGTTGCCCACTGTGGGTGCTGACTTCACCCGTTCAGCCTACAAAGCAGCAGAAAAAAAATACAACCAATTTATTGTCCGCGCGCAGAGACAAGACTTGCACCCTGAAATCGCAGAACAAATTGAAGCGGTGCTTGGCAAAGGTACTGTTACTTCGAGAGTTTCGATTGCCAATGTCAAAGAGCTTGAGCGTGCAAGGGATTTTCTCAAGCAGTTGCCGGGGGATGCACAGCGTCGGTACGTCTTAGACCAAGTGGAAGCCGAAGTTGCACGACACACACGGGCCAATAGATTTGCATCTAAAGGAAAAAGCAACGACGAACTGCCTGCTCTCTACCAAGACCTTCAAATAGCAAATAGAACACTTGATGACGCACTGCGTTTGCAAGATGATTTGGTAAAAGCAAGAACTACTAGGGATGGAAGGTTAAGAAGAAAGGCTGACAAGAAAGCAGAAAAAGAAGCTGAGGGCAGTCAATATAGAGCAGACGAATCAGGAACAAGGCCCGGACCCAACGTTTTCAGGCGGACTGCTGAAGATGGCAGAACTCTTGGGCCGCGTGTGCGTGAGGTAGGGGGGCCAGACGGAACGCTTCATACTTTTACTCAAGACATGCTTCGTGACACAGCAAGAGCGCAGGGGACTTTGCGTGAAGTTGACCAAGTGATTGAGCAGGCTTTCTTGAACGTAGGTGTTCGGACCAACGCACAGCGGAATGCTATTGGAGCGTCATCAGATCCAAGTCAAATTGTCCGAAATGTTCCATTCAGGGGCCACGCTAAAGGCAAGAAGAAAGGGCAAGTGGGCGGCGAAATCGAGTTTATGATTTCAGAACTCGAATTGGTTCACACTTATATGTTGCTGCATGACCCTTCTACTCTTGGAAGAATCGCAGCAGGACAACCAATCAGTTTTGTACGGCCTGCTAAAAACGCTGGATCACAATCAGTTGCAACAATGGTTCTAACGACTGACGATGTTGCACACATATTTAGGTTGATGAAAGTTAGATCCAATCGAGTGGGAGAGCCAGACTTAATTGCACTGGCAGATGAACTGATGGTTGTTCACTCTCGAAACGGGCCTATGCGAGGTGTTCAAGATAGATCTGGGCAAAGACTTTACCTAGACGATTTGGGACTAACTTACGTTCCTCGACGAGTAGTTAGAGAAAAAGGTACTACTGACAACTTTGTAAGTAACACTTCTGTCATCTCGACTGTTGAAAAAAATGCGCCAACAAACGTGGACGCAAGGGTTTTCAATGCTCGTGATCCTGGTGTAATCACTGCTCCCATTCGAGTTGGCAACGCTGCGGACGAGCTTCGTGCTGCTGCTTCTGGACAAGTGGTAGCAGAACTAAATCCATACGCGGTGTTTATACAAAGACAGTTAAACGCAGGCAGACCAATCCACACGGCCTTGCAACGGAGTCCGCACGCAACCTTGCCAGAGCATATTCAGAATGCTTTTGCTTACGACGTAGCAAACATGCTTCGTAGACGTATTGGCGATCCAAACTACTTCGACACGTTCTTGCAAATTGCACGCGAGTTTTCGTACTACGGATACTTGGCGTTCAAAGGATCGACTGCACTCTTGCAATCAACGTCGTATCACCAAATGTATGGGTCAGGGTATGGTCGTATCCCTACTAGGTACAAGAACGCAGTGCGGGGCAAAATAGGTTTGCCTGATGCTGTGATGGCATTCGGTCCTTCTCAACGCGCAGCGTACGCACGAATCATGGCGGTTGGAGATCCAGCACTTAAAAACCGTTTGCAGGCATCTATTGATGAAACAGTTATGGGTGGCATGCAGCAATCTCGTATGGCTGTAAGAGGTCGCAGCAGAGGTCTTCTTCACAGAATCAGTGATCTAGGTCAAATGCCCATGTCGCACATGGACCGCACAACAATCCTTGCTGGGTTCCAATCTACTGAGCGATGGGTGCTTGATGATTTCATGTCACTGGCTCGCTCTGGCAACGGCAAAATACCAAAAGCCAGCAGCCGATCTTCGACTGGGTTTGATGAAATGCCACAGTTTGAAGCACTTGCAAGGGACATGCGCGCCCGTGGCCTTATGACTCCAGAGGGAGTTTTGACTAAAGCAGGAAAAAAAGAAATTAAAAACCATCCAGCATTTCAACGTGTGGTTGGTGAAAGGTATCGCCCTGCTTGGACGGAAACACAACCTACCAACACAGGTATAACAACAACTGGATGGATGTCTAGGACTCGAACCGGCAAGGCAGATACGTTTGCAATCATTGAACCGTTCCAAGGTTGGGTGTCCAAAGCTTACTCGGATCTTCGATCTGGAAATGTAAGAGGTGTGGCTCAAGCAATTCTGTTTGGTCAAATTATCAGAGAAGGGTTTGTTCAGTTCTACGGTCGAGTCATGGACGCACGACCAGAAGAGGAACTTGATCTTGGCAGTGCAGGGGGCCGATTGCTGGTTGGAGCTGCTTCAGATGCCGCTGGCATCGCCGCACCACCAGTCTTTGATATTGCCGCAAGACAGGGTGTGAGAAAAGCCTCTATTCAAGGTGCTGAGATGTCGGGCATGGTTTACCCTGACGAAATCCCTCAGTTCAAAAACTTTAGAACCCCCGCTACTGCACTTGGCAAAGAGTTGCTTGAGGTAACGGATTTGGTTGAAAATCTTTTTGATCCAACAAGCAAAGAAGGTGCAATCGAATACACCCGACTCGCCTCCCTGTTGACACGAGTTTTTGGTGGGCCGCAATGGAGAGAACAGTTCAAGGTCATCATTGCTTTGGATGCCCTGCAAAAACGAGCCTTTCCCAAAGAAAAGGACGGAACCGTGGTGGGTCCAACCTATGGCGATTTGCAGGACGAAATACGAAAAGTCCAAGACGGTGACGTAAACGATTTGTTTGAGAAGGCGTACGGATTGCCCAAGGGGTCACTAAAAGATGGTGACATTGGCAATCTAATTGACCAATCTTTCCGAGACTGACGTAGTAAACTAGGAACAGCCATGACTATTACCAATAACACAGACCGCACAGGACAGGTGACTGGCTCCGGATCTACGGGGCAGGTTGTCAACTTTAACTTTAAAATCTTCGATTCTACCGACGTAAAGGCGTATTTGACCGCCTCTGGGGTGGTTTCAGAGATCTCGACCTCCGACTATGTGGTGGCTATTGACTCGTCTGGTACGGGCGGCACTGTCACGTTCAGTGGCTCGTACACCATCTCGGGGTCAAACACAGTCCAAGTGGTCCGAGTGGTTCCTGAAACCCAGACACTTGACTTGGCTGCGTCAGGGCCGTTCCCAGCCGAGAGCGTCGAGGATGCCCTTGACCGCGTGGTGGCTTTGACTCACCAGAGCCTTAACGACGACGGCACAGGTCTGGTGTACGACGCTGACTCCAAGCGGATCACAGGTGTCTCGTCTGCTACTGCCTCGACCGATGCGGTCAACAAGTCACAACTTGACGCGGTGGACTCACGGGTTGCCGCTCTTGAAAACGAAAGCAGCGGTGCGTCTGGACCGTCTTTGCCATCGCCATCGGGGCAGGCTAACAACACTGGTCTTTTGATTACCAGCAACGCATACGCCCTGAAGAGTCCAACTGAGATGGCGACTGGCATCGGCCTTGGCGCATCAGACGCTGTGACTCACGGTCAAATTACCACCTCTACGTCTGGTGGGGGCAATGGCAACTTGACTGTGGTGGGCGATGTCAGCCTTGGCACTGCAAACTCAAAGACTGTAACTGTCAACGATGACCTAATTTTGGGTGCGGATGGAAAACTTACGTCTAACGCTACCAACAACGAGATTGGTATTAACGTCGATCACGATCAAGCCTTTGGCACGCTTCATGTTAGAACTGCCGCCTCAACTGCTGGCTCGGCCCTTTCATCGTCAAACGATTTGGTAGTTGAGTCTGACCAAAGTTCAGTTGGAATGTCTTTCTTGCAGCCAGATCCAGACGGTGCTGGAGCAGACACTACTGCACGAGTAGTCTTTGGCGTAGACAACGACACTGATCGTTCTTTGATTGCAGCAAAACACAAGCAACAAGTAAGCTCTACTGGTGATGCTGACCAAATGCTTTTCCGTGTAGGCGGGGGAACTTTTGCCACGTTTGACAAAAACGGAGCAAGCACTCAAAAAATGCAGTTTGATTCTGCCACGCAAATTAAAAATTTGTCTCCGGGTACAGCCTCAACTGATGCGGTCAACTTGTCTCAGATTGAAGAACTTGCGGGACACCGTGTCGCAGAACTTACCTTTTATGGAGGCATGAGTGCAAACGCTTTCGGCAGTGTGACGTCTACCAAAATGTCTTTGGTTGGCAATACCGGCACGGGTGGAGAATCGTTTGAGTTGTTTGACCCCGCCGGTAACGCTTGGGCAAACATCAGTGATGCACAAGATCGTATTCAACTTCAACCAGGTACATACCAAATTATTGTTACTGGTGGTGTACTGCGTAACTCTGGTACAGGTAACTTGCCATTCAATAATTCGACACAAGGTCCGATTATTTGCTCCGCTGCCCCATCATCAATCACACAGTCTCAAGGGGTTGTTTCTGCATGCAATAATATCATCACCGATAAGAACGGTAGAGGACTTGTACCTAGAGAAGGGATAACATTAAACAGTCTTGGGACATCGTTGCCCGGAACAGTCCCATCTAACATTTTCAAATCTCCGATTGGCGGGACAATTCCATTTACTATGGATGGTCAAACCACAATTGGAATCAACAGTTTCCTCGAAGTTACTGGGTCTGCTCAGAACTGTTTTCTCTACATGCTTTCTGGATCATCTGGAACTTACAACATCAAGGCTATGTATCACATGACAGTCATTAAACTGGATGGCAACGTCTGATGGATAACATCGCCAGCGAAGCCCTTAAACTGCTTGAAGAACTTAAGCAGATCCACTCAACGACACGAATTGTGTCTGAGTATGGCGACCTTGCGTCAAAGGGTTCTGTTGGTGGTCCGTACGATTGGCAGGCCGAGTGGCACAATATGGGTAACAAAAACCCTGAACGTGCAATCATTGCTGGCAACCGAACAGGCAAGACTCGAACGGCAGCGGCTGAAGTGGCTATTCACTTGACGGGGTTGTATCCCGACTGGTGGACAGGTCGCCGGTTTGACGAGCCTACGTCATGGATCGTGGCAGGCCCGACGAACGAGCTTACCCGCGATGTCTGTCAGTTTGCCTTACTTGGTGGCATGATGGAGGGGACTAAAAGCCCTGATGGAACGGGCTGGATTCCTAAAGATAAGATTGGCGATGTCAACTTCAGACAGTGCGGCGTTCAGAATGTGATTGATACCGTCAAGGTGCGTCACAAAAGCGGTGGCTGGTCTGACCTTGCGTTCAAGTCTTACGAGCAGGGCAACGTCAAGTTTCAAGGTGTGTCTCGTCACGGGGTTTGGCTTGACGAAGAACCCTCAGACAACATGATTTTTACCGAGGCACAAACGCGGACGATTGACAAGTCCGGCCTCATTATGTTCACCCGTACTCCGCTGTTTGGTATGTCTGAAGTCGTGCGTCACTTTCTTGATGGTGGCGAAGGCATCTACTATTCGACCGCCACTTGGGAAGAATCACCGCACCTTGCTAAGGCAGAGCGTGATCGTTTGCTGAAATCTTATCCAGAGCATGAACGCGAGACACGGGCTAAGGGTACTCCACTTCAGGGGACTGGCTCTGTCTACAACGTCCCCGATGAGGAGATCACTTGCGACCCATTCCCCGTCCCCGACCACTTCCGCCGCATTTGCGGAATCGACTTCGGCATCGACCACCCAGCAGGGGCAGCATGGCTCGCATACGACGCAGACAGTGATGTGATCTACGTCACAGATTGCTACAGAAAGTCGAACGAGACAGCCGCCTACCACGCTCAGGCGATCAGATCTCGCGGTGACTGGATACCAGTGTCATGGCCCCATGACGGGATGATCCGTGACAAGGGTGGCGGGCAAGCTCTGCGTGACCAATACGAGTCCAACGGAGTCAACATGCTACATATGTCAGCACGCTATGACGATTACAAGGGGGGCGGTCAGGCACGCGAACCTATGACCATCGAGATCTTGGAACGAATGCGTACCGGCAGATTCCGTGTATTCTCTAACCTGACACAATGGTTTGAAGAAAAGCGGATGCTGCACCGTAAGGATGGACGGATCGTGGCAGAACGAGATGACATTGAATCCGCTACCCGATACGCCGTGATGATGCTTCGTTACGCTATCTCCGGCTCAGAATATGACACCCCGCAGCAAGAGTTTGCGGACAACCACGACTACGACCCACTGATGGAGTTCAACTAATGGAACCCGCACTTGCAATTATTGACCTAATTATTGCCTCAGTTATTGCTTCAGCCGCGACATCAGCAATCACAAAGAAGATTGCAGATGATGATGCTGAAGATGTTCTTGCAGCACAAGAGGCCGAACTAGAAGAAGAACGGAAACGTCTTGCACTTGAACCTGGTGCAGCCGATTTGTTCTTACAAAACCGTCGAAGAGCAATGCAGGAATCCGGTGGTGCTATGGGTACATCTGACACAGTTTTGGGTGGTTACAGCGAAGGAAGTGGTGGGCTGCTGCAATGAATCTTGGCGAACAAATTATTGCTAAATACGAGAAGTCAAAGAACACTCGTACCAACTGGGATCACCACTGGCAGGAAGTGGCTGACTTAGTGCTGCCCACCCGAGAGTTCACATACGACTTGACTCCCGGTGAAAAGCGACGAAACAAGATCTTCAACGACACTGCACCCAACGCTGCAAGTAGCCTTGCCTCTGCCTTGGC